GCCTGCTCTAGCAGTGTTTGTGGCTACTGTAGCAGCTCCTGAACCACCAGAACCATAGACAGTTCCTGTTGCTCCAGCTACGCCTGCTGGAGCACCTAAAAATTTCTCTAACCCACCAGCGCCAAACCAACTATTAGCACCTATACCAGATCGTACAGTTAAACTACCATCCCATACTCCTGTACCTCCTGGCACTCCTACTACTAATACATCGCCAGTAGTTGCTGTACCTCCTGCACCCCCAGCCGAAGATGTCCATCCTGCTGCTGTCGCACTACCTGTTCCACCTGTACCACCACCTACGCTTGCTAAAGTTCCTAAACTTGTTGTACCACCATTATTGCCAGGGTTATTACCAGCTGATCCTGCTGTACCACCAGCACCAATTGTTACTGCTTGGCTAACACCTATCTGTCTGGCTGTTAGTCTAACTCTGCAATATCCACCAGAACCGCCACCACCACCACCACCAGAATTTGTTGAAGATGCAGCGGTGCCCCCACCTGCACCACCACCACCTAATGCTTCAACTATACAAAACTTCATACCTCTAGTTGGGGTATAGGTTCCGGTAGCCGTAAAGGCCTGTAAAACTACTTTGGTCCCTTTATTGCCAAAAATACCATTAAATTTAGGGTTGACAATTCCAGTTGACATATTAGTAGTCCGTAGCTACAACAAGTGATGTGACTGTCTTAGCAGCTGTTAAGGATACAGGTGCATTTATTGTTAAAGTAGTGCCCGATGCTAAATAGATAAAAGGATTACCTAAAGCATCTAAAGGAAATACACCAACGTTAGCGTGTGTTAGCACATTAACAGGAGGAATAGCATTTGTTTGTCCTGCTGATAAAGGTACTTGCACTAAGGTTAATTGATAGTTAACAGCACTTATTGTTAAATTAATAGATATATCTCTGTTAGAAGTATCATTTGACGTTAAAAACATTGCTTCAATTTTACTACCATTAGTACCAGCCGTATATGCTGTTTTATAAGTCTGTGTTTCTGCTGCTGTAATTGTCATTGCAGTATTCTTTAATGACTGAGGAAATATGGGAGTTGCTGTGACTGCCATGAGTTATGGTGCTCCGTTATAAGTTGCTGAATAATAATCAATACCTGAACCACCACTACCAGCAGGAACAGTCCATGCACCTGCACCATTTAAAAACTTAGTGGTATCATTAGGTGCTTTAGGAGCAAATCCGTGTGCTGAAGTAGTTACATCATTTGTGGTAACATCTGTGACAACAAGGCTAGCTTCTACATATCCCGTACAGTTAGTTAAGACTCCTGATGTAGGAGTACCTAACAACGGCGTTGTAAATGTAGGAGACGTACTAAATACTAAATTAGTTGATGTTGTACCTGTTGAACCTGCTGCGGTATATCCTGTTATGTTATTAAATGCTGTGATTGAAGCAGATGAAGCATTAGTACCACCATTAGCCACTGGTAAGACACCTGTGACACCATCAGACATTGTAACTTGTGCCCATGATGGGATGTTAGATGCACCTTTATTACTTAAATATCTGGTTGCATTAGTATCTTTAGCTAAAGCTGTTAATACACTGGTAGCACTTGCATAAAGAATATCCCCGGCTGCATACGTATCTGGAATTGTATAAGTCGAGGCTAACCAATTCGTACCATCACTTCTTATCTGTTTACCAGCAGTGGCACTGGCATTAGGGAATGTCGGGGTGGAGGTAATCCAGTTAGTACCATCTGATACCATTATCTTACCAGACGTAGAAGGAGTATCTGATATAGTAGCAGTCGAAGCAATCCAGTTTGTTCCATCACTTCTTAAATGTTTAAGAGCTGTAACACCACCTTCTGCAAACGTTGAGGTTGAGGTAATCCAGTTTGTTCCATCCGAACGTAACCATTTTAAAGCTGTACTTGGCGTATCAGATATAGTAGCTGTGGTAGCAATCCAATTAGTACCGTCTGAACGAAGGTGTTTTAAAGCTGTAACTGCTCCTTCAGCTAATGTAGCCGTAGATGCTATCCAGTTTGTACCATCTGATCTCATCCACTTTAAGGATGTAGCAGAAGCATTTGGAAAGGTGTTAGCTGACAATACATAATTTGTACCGTCTGATATCAAGTGTTTATTAGCTGTTGCACCTGCTGATGTTGGTATTGTTGATGTAGACCATGTAGGGGCCGCACTTGAACCTGATAACAACATCTTACTTGCTGTCGCAGTACTTGCTAATAATCCTAACGCTGACCCTGTTGAGTAAACAATTGCACCTAAATCAGCTACAAGGCTGGCATTAGTACCACCATCTGCTAAGGCAACATCTGTGCCACCAGCTTTATAATGCGTAGCTGTATCAACACTTAATGTGCCATCACCACCACTCGTGTAAACCACTCCATTAGACGTCAGGTTAGCTAGTTTAGCAATTGAGGGGGAGGAGTATGTACCACCAGTGATCGTCTTACCAGTGAAAGTTAAGGCTGCTGGGAGGGATAAAGTCCATGTTCTGTTAGCTGATAAATCTTGTGCACCAGCAGATGAGGTAATCTCATTAGCTGTACCAGCAACTGTAATTGTGGTTGAAGCTGAGGCAAAACTACCACCACTTGCGGCTGTCCATTGCAGATTGCCTGCTCCATCAGTTGTTAGATATGAGGAGACGGCGGTAGTTAAACTTGTTAATTGGCCTGCTGCGGAGGTATATATTAATTTATTAGCAGCACTCGGATACCAACTAGCACCCGCAGATACTACCCCTTGATAGATAAACGCATCAACGTCGTTTAACCATGAGGATTCAATAACTGTACTATGTGCTATAAAATTCGTTGTTGACATTATATTCCACTTCTGCTAGGAGAATCTGCTACTGCACAATCTGCAACTGCAAAGTCAGACACTGCCGTAATACCACTAATCGCACATGCGTCAAATGGAGCTGATGGCTCTTGTCTTGTATTAATGATATAACTATTTTCTACTGGATAATCATGCACTAAATCTGCTGGATGTCTATCATTGAAACACCAATCACAGACAAGTAATCCTGTCCATTCTGTTTGTAACTGTTCCCCTGCGAATCTCATTGCACATCTATCACAGACTGCATTATAAGAACCTTTAACTCGGTATCTTAGATTCTTATATTTAGGAGCTAAACTCATTCGTTAAAGTCTCCCTTCCGTACTTTGGAAGGATCAGGAAAATCACGTTCTGTTGTGTAATGTGGATCGTCTGCTGGATGTGGATCATTATGACACCACGTACAAACTAACAGTCCCGTTCTTTTCTCTATTAATGTATTCTCAACATTATAAGCCATACCACATCTATCACAAACTGTATGATGTGTATTACCGATAATGCCTGGACGTCTCTTAGGACGTTTCATCAGTTAGGTCTTACACACAGCACCAAACTAATGCTACTATTTGCCTCTAACAGTGTTGTTGTTAAAGTAATATCCCCTGTTATACCTGTTCCTGCGTAGTTAGGTAAGCCTCCAAAATCTCTAAAATTATGATGAGATGTTGCACCTGCTCCACCTGGTATAGCTACTGCTAGTACATCGGTCGTCGCATCGAATTCTAACTTTACTCCAAGTGCGGTCAACGTTGAAGTCGACACATATACTTCTAATATAGTACTATCTAATGGGTCAGTTATTCCTAAAGCAGTTGCAATAACGGAGGAATCATAGATAACCATGTCGGTTTCTTCTGTTCCATCAGAAAATATTGTCGCATAAACAACAACTTCTTGGGGAGAAAGTATAAGATTACGTATTGTACTAACGTTTGACATAAATAGTGTTCCTAATTAATTGGGTCTTACCCATAATGTAAAAAATATAGTGCCATTAGTATCCAGACCAGTTGTTGTTAAAGTAATATCCCCAGTTTTACCTGTACTAGCATAATTAGGCAACCCGCCAAACGGTCTAAAATCTAAATTCTGTGTGGCACCTGCGCCACCTGGTAGTGCCCATGCTAAAACATCAGTATTAGCGTCAAATTCTAAATACGGTAAAAGTGTTAAACTAGAAGTAGAATACTGTATCCCTAATATAGTACTATCTAATGGGTCAGTTATTCCTAAAGCAGTTGCAATAACGGAGGAATCATAGATAACCATGTCGGTTTCTTGTCCAACTGTAGCAGCACCAAAGATGGTTACGTAAACAACAACCGAACTAGGACTAATGATAAGATTACGTATTGTACTAACGTTTGCCATTTAATGACTCCTAATTATTACGGATTATATACCGTAGTTACTTCACCTAAATCTGTAATTGAAACAATTTCCCAATCATAGGGATAGTCAAAACCACCAGAGGATACCAATTGATTATTATCATCCATGACTAATGCAACACTAGCTGTCATTATCTTAACGACTCTATAATCTGAATTCTGTGTGAAATTACCATCAGTGGTTGCTAACCTACGTGCAATAATTTTCATGTGTTATCTCCTTAATAACGTAACAAAAGGCTGCCAATATATACAACTACACAGCAGCCTAATATTATATATCTATTTTTACTAACTACTAAGCGTCTGTAGAAGCAGTAGTATTAATTGACATTGCTAATTCACCAGCTAAGTTTACTACATTAATTGGTAAGAACTGAACAAATGTAGCACCTGTAATAGCTTCTGTAATATTCGCAGCGTTATCTTGCAAACGTAATTGAATATTAGGACCAATCATACCAGTAGATGCCGTAATTGTATCAATCAAGAATATATCAGCAGAGTTACGAGTTCTAAATACAACATCTGAAATTTCAATATCAGTTGTTGCAGTAGTACGAATATCAATACCACCAACGGCAAAGTTGCCGTCCATTCTCAATCCTTTAATAACGATACCATCACCACCAACGATAGCAATACCAGCATTAGTGCCAGCAGCCGTATCACCGTCATGTCGATATCTTTCAATCCACAACCTATTCGCCCCAGCAGTTGTCAACAGACCATCTGTACACTGACCTGTGACATCACGATATTCAAAATCAACAAGTGCGCAATCAGCGGCTGAAACAACCGTATGACTAACAACTGCATCTATACCACCAGTTACTAAAACATTAACTAACGCACAATTCGCAGCAGACATTGTTACTGTACTTGAAGTTGCTGTAAGGTTAAACTTAGGTCTTAAAGAACCAGACCCTAACCCTATTACAGCTACACCCGCTTTTGTTAAAGCGACACCCGCAGCAGCCGCTACAGTTTCTATGTGTCCTGGTTTAACCATGATAACATCACCACGCCCGGCTAAACATTTTGAAACTGCACCATTAATGGTTGAGAAAGGTTGTAACATTGTCCCTTTATTACCATCTGATGCGCCTATCTCACCTTCTTGTAAAACTCCTGAATTATTAACCCAGAATACCTTTCCAGGATACGCTTGTACAATTGGAACACCACGAATCGTGATACCATTTGCAAAGTGATTATATGTTGCTATTGCCATTATTTATTCTCCATACACACCGATTATTCGGCTAGCTCACACTAGAATTGTGTAGTTTAAATTGAAAAAGAAACACTGGCACTCAATTATTGCAACTGAGTGCCAATATTAAGTTAAATACTAAGCACCTTCTGATCCACAAATACAACGTGCATCACCAGCGTAGCCAACACCCATACCAGACAAGATAGAAATACGAGCGTTTTTAGTCGTAAATTCCACATCTTGGTCGATCTGAGCTTCTTGACGACGCATGAAGATTAAGCCGTTTTCTTTTGTGTTTAATGAAGTTGTTATGAAATAAGCGTCTGTATCAGTTAAATACGGATCAACGACTAATTGTAACATTCCGCTAAGAACGTTTACATCATTGTTCGGACTACCTGATTCTAATACTGAATTCAATAAACGTTTTGCATTAAATTCATCAGCTGGATTAACTAACAACTTAACTGGTTCAACACCAATTCTTTGACCAACATCATTCGTATAATTTCTTAATTGAACGATTAAGGTTTCAAGACTAAGTTGTGATAAATCTGCTGCTGTAGAAAGTTTATTACTAAACGTACCACCGCCTTTAAGAACGTGTGAAGCAGAGAATAAAGCTACTGCATCTGGGTTCTGATAAAGGTTAGCTGCTGCACCTGAAACGGTTGAGAAACCATCATTAAGTACAGAGTGTGATAATAATTCTTCACTATGCTTCATTGACTTAGCGAATTCACCGCCGACCTGTTCCGCCAATTTAGGGGCATATTGATCGTCATTAACGAATTCTCTAGACATGTGCATAATTAAACCGTAGCTAGCATACGTTAAACGTTGAGTAAAACCGTTCATCATATCCACAGCGGCTAATGCTTCACCTTCAGACTTAAGTACAGCTGCACCAACGCCAGTTACACTTTTAATTTCTTCAAAAGCTCTAGTAGAAGTCATGACATTCATGAATTCCATATATTTCTTAGGAAGTTGCTCGTAGTCTAATCCGTACCACATTTTCGTACCAGGGACTAGACGACCTGGAACACTATTTGTTAACATTGTCATGATTAGTCATCCATACCTAAAGTACCAGCTTTATACGGACCTGCATTTATCATGCACTCGAATTTCAGCTTCGTGTTTGTAATAACATTATCAACGGCTAAAACGACACCAACAATCTTCAACGGCAATGTAGCTGTCGTTTCAACAGTTGTACTGTCGATTTCCATACCTGATATACCTGTAGTTGTTGACCCAGCTGCTACGATTATATCAGCATTTGCGCCTACGTAATCGGTATCACCTGTTTCTGTGTCATCGTCTGATTGACCTACCATTACAAGACCATTACTGTCTGCAACATAGACATACATGCCTACGGATGCTGGCCGATGAATCCTGTTTAAGTTTAAGTTGGCATTGCTAACACCCAAATGCTGATTAACGCTTACTAAGCAACCAACATGAATGTCTGTAGATGCACCAGCTGCTGCTTGTACTACTAAAGGACGGCCATAGCCTAAATCCGCTGTAGATGCTGCTGCTGAAGAATCTGACATTTTAACAATATCACCAACAAAGGTAGCTGTGCCATCACCAGAAGCGATATAATACATACTTACCGCGCCGTTCCAGCCAGCACCATTTTTCATCTTGTGGGGAAAGAACCCCTTACTAGATGTATTTGCTGTCATTTTAAAATCTCACTTTTATATTAATTTTTATCTACTGACTGTGAGAAATCCATGTCCACCTTTGACGGCATCCGTCATAGCCTTCATGGCATCTATCCCACTGTCAAGATAGATTCCTTTTGTCGATAACTCTCTCTTTTTGGCTCTATCTGCTTCAGCCCATTCCTCTGGCTGTTTTAGTAAGAAACCATACATCCCACCACCAACGTGTATTGACACTTTATCTGAAGTTATAGGTACGCCCATAATTTCTGTTAAGCCAACTTCTTCGGGGGTTACAAATTCGTAGCCCACTGTGGGATCAAGTAATTTTTGAATCCTATAAGGGTCGTTCCCTTTTTTATCTGTCGCCAGGTATAATCTGTAACCTGGTATTTGTAAGCCCATCATAAACTGCAATGGTCCTACGTTGTTATTGAACTGACGAACGCCTGGACGTTCACGTCTTACATCTAATTTCTCTGTGTTATCTTCTCTAGTACGTACTACTTTTTCTGTAGGCATTACATCTCTCCTAATTGTTTAACTTGCGTGATATATCTATTTAAATCCGCATTTGTAAATGGTTTACCTGCTGCTTTATGTGCCTGCTGTAATGATCTCACCATGTTCTTATGAAACTGTGGCAACTTGTCTATTAATGCCCTAGACTCACTTGGATGTCCTGATGCTTCACCTGTTGCAGAAATTACATCAACTCGTTTTGCAGGTTGAGTTGGGAACTTATTAGCTACTCTTTCCGTAACTAACTGTAAATGTTGTTCCATTGTTAAATTAACACCTCTTGCTTGATGCTCAGCTAATATCGTATCAGCAGCTTGTTCAGCAAATCCAATCCTTGCATAATCTGTTTCAGATTGTGGATTCTTATACCAAGGATTCATCTGACTAAATCGTTCTCTAGGATCAACTGATGGTGTGACATGTTGAACAACTGGCTGCTCCATTGGGACAGTTTCATTCATCTTCAACATCTTATCAGTTAATTCTGACACTCTCGCAACATCACCTATGGATGTAGCCTGCATAGTCTGAACCTTTAATTCCTCTAAAGCTGTTTTCTTAGCTTGTTCCTCAATCCTTTTATTATATTCCCACATCTTCTGCATTGCTTCACGTTGAGATTTCTGTTCAGCTTGTAATGCCATCAACGACTTAAATCGTTCACCTTCCCTTTCATACGCCTTCTTCCCTTTATATTCGTCTGGGTCTTTACCTTCCGTTACCCATTGATCATACGTCCTGTATCCTTTTACTTCTTCAGTTGGTACACTAGGAGTGTCACTCTTCACCTCTTGGGTGAGTTCAGACTCTTTAACTGTACTAACATCCTCAAACACTGCCTCATCAATAGGCGTGTTATCTTCCACTACGTCTGTCATTTTACTTCCTCTTCATCATCTATTAAGATACCAATAATCTCTTTATCGGTCATCCAGCGTAATAATGGAACATCTTTTTGAAGTCTTCCATCATCACCACGATTAACATCTCGACCTGTATACGAAAAGAAGGATACATGATCACCAACTTGGCATCTTGCTTCTGCTTCATCATTGTAAGACAGTGGGCCTACAGCCCTCACTACTCCTGATGTTCGTGCCATCAGTTGTCGTTCTTTCTCTTGTTCTTCATTTGCCATACGTATCAACGTATTTGGAACTACTACTTCATCTACTTCTACTAAAAGGTGATACCCTCTAGCTACATACGTACGTTTACCTTGTTTGAACCTGTACTGTTCGCTCATGCTCTAGCTCTCTCATCTCTGTTACTATACGATCTATTGTATTAATAAGGGCTTGAGACTGCCCAATAATACGTGCTGTTTGTCCGACAATTGCTGCTGTACTTTCATGACTACTAAAGGTTTCACCTGTTAGTAAAATGTCATGTAATTCCTTTATTTCTCTTTTTATCTTATTAAAAAACTGTTCTGTTAAAGGCTCACTTAGCCATAAATCAACTTGGCTATTTGGGCTTAGAAACGGGTTCATGTCCGACATAGTCTGCCTCTTTCTTTGCTTTCTCTGCATCAGCTAAATTCTTAACTGCCTGTGTATTATTAACTTTTACATTACTCTGTTTTACTTCAATATCTGCTATAGCATGTGCAGTATTGAGTTCATGTTCTCTTTGACTCTTCTGCATATCAAGCTCTAACTTCGCTGCATCTGCTTTAGACACAATACCTAAACTAGCTGCTTGAGCGTGGAATAACTCAGCTTGTGCCAAATCCTTCTGTGCGTCAGGAGGAGGAGGTGGTGGATTCTGAGGATCAATAGGTGGCAATAAGGACTGTACTTCATAATCTTCTACATCCATGGCATCTAACATAAATCCTGCTGCTGCCCGTCTATCAACTTCTTGTAATTGATATACAGCTTGTGCCTTCGCTAATCTCTGTGTTTCACTAGCCATGTTTGGATCAGCTATTGGTCTTACATCCATATCCATTGACTTATAGTCATCTGCACTAGCGTTCTCATCATCAATCATATTTAAATATGTTTCAAGATTTAAGTACTTACTATTCAGTTTATACAACAATCCAAATTCTTTCTTTAAACTACGTAGTACACGTTTATGTACAGCATTGTACTGGACAAGTCCTTGTTTAATCAATGCTAACACTGTTGTTGCTGGACTATTCTGTGAAGGCTGTTGACCAGTAAGTATTTCAGTTGTTCCTGCAAGTTCTTTGCCGGCATCAACTAAGTACTCTAATAGGTTCTGCAATACTGGAGAAGGAGGTAATAAAGGCAATTGCATCAAACTATCACGTAATGTTTGACTCCCTAACCCTTCAATCTTATTAATCTTACCTGGTTGTAACTTTATCATTTTTGCATCAATACGTGCTGTGCCAGCAATGAACATAGGCTGTGCATTCAACAACGTACCTGAATCTATAATTTGGTTAATTGTAGTATTAACAGTTTCATTAAGGGGATACAGCAATGTTCCTAAACCTAATGACAAAAACTTACCTTCTGGCGAGGGTAAGAAATGATAATCAATAAAATACTGCGTAGGATTAATACACTTAATCTTCTTTTGGTCATCAGTATACATAATATCTTCAACATCATATCGTGCTACAATGCTTAATATCTTACCACTACCTACATGATACGTAACAATGTAAGGTTCTTGGTATCCATCTTCATCTAAATCCAGATAACGATGTTGTTCAAAGATTTCATGTGGTTTATCAGAATCTTGTGAATCTATTTCTTCACCGTATGTATTAACTTGTAATACAGCATCATCATATTCACAGAATAAACCTTGACGTGCTTTCTCAACAATCTGGTTTAGATATAAATAACATACGTGTGTGATACGTCTTGCGGTCTCTACACTCTGTATATTATTGTTAATATAAATATGATCGGGTCTACATACTTCAAAACAAGGCTTACCCGAGGTTGGATTGTAATATCCCTTTCTAAACACGGTGCCAATAACTGCTAATGTAGCAAGCATCTTATCCGTATCACCTTCCCAGGTGTCTGACTCAACTAACAATTGCCAAGACATGTGTTTACTTAAACGACGACCTTTTGCAACCTTTGTACCGTCTTTATCTTTACCAAATACTGCAGCGTCAACTACAACTTGACCACGTACTATCTGCGGATACTCACGCGCTGCAAAGGTAATAGCACCGTTGGTAATTAACGGATACATAACGTTAGAAGCCCCTTCCCAAGGGAATGTCTTCTTCGTTTGTATCTGCATAGCAATTTCCATTGCCTTATTATTTCTGTCCATCCATTCAGACATCGATAACTTATCAATGTCTGCTTCTTGTTTAACTTTTTCTGCAATCTTTGCTAATGTTTCATCATCAAGCATTTCAGCAATGTTATTTGAAACAGCATAATCGACTAGTTTACTTGCCTGACTCATTTATTAACCTTGTAGGAACTGAATCCTTGTTTATAGAATCCGTCACCTTTTAAGTTGAACGAAAATGTACTTGTAAATTGTTTCGTCATATCAATGCCACATTTATCACAGATAACTATCACATCGTATTTTGATACCAGATGTTCTTCTACCTGCTCACATTTATCACACTTGTAATCAAAAATAGGCATCTTAATATCCTGTAGTTCTGTTATAACTTAAATTTGAAAACTCCCGTCCTTGATTCTTATACTTAGGATTGATCATCATTACTTCTTCACCTTGACGTACGAGATAACGAACACAGTCTAATAAATCATGACCAGTCCCATCTCTACCTCTATTAGTGACAATCTGTCCTTTATCGTCTCTTCGATATAATCTTAATTCTTTAAATATCTCATAAAGATGCTCAGCAATCTTTAAACGTCCTGTACTTAACCTATTCCAAACTTCAACAATCCCTGCTTCAACCTCTTTACCAGCCCTCGATAAAGAAAGATTCAACCCTAAATTAGTATATGTATCTAAGGTTATTTCCTTAGACGTAAGACTGTCATTCCGATTAGCTGCCTTATCAATAAGGCCACACATCCAGTCTCCACGCGATCTAATAGCTGAAGCATGTATTTCGGCATTCTCTTGACCCCTTGAGTAGCAGTCATAGATATACCATGTATCATTTAATTCGTTATACGCTCCCCATACGACTGAAGTGCGTGCCCAGCCTGGGTCCATTGCATAAGCTCTATACCAATCAATCTCAGGTAATCCCTGCTTAGCTTTAAACTGTATATCTGTTTCATATATTGGATATACTAATCCTGAACCAACAGATGGTCGACCATAAAACTTCGCTTCACGTTGATAAGGAGGTAAAGCATCAAAGAAGGCTTTCTTTTCTTCATCTGTAAAGTGTGGTACATCATCCATATCGAAGGATACAGCATACTTACCTGTTCCTACATGTCCATTAACTACGTTACCATCTGGGAAGAACTGTAACATTGTGTCAGACAATCCTTTATCTGGTGTGAATGTGATATACTTCAATCCTCTAGTACTGAAAATACGAGCTGTACACTCAGTATCAATCAACAAAGGAGGTTCCTCATCTTCATGTATCAAATCAATAGCTGCTGATGAAAACGCACTAACTTCTTCTTCGTATGACTTAAATGAGACTTCACTAACACCATCTTCAACACCATTGGTGAAATGTTTAACCAACATCATTTCAATTGCACCTGGTGTGCCTGGCTTAACTCTTACATTAACAATACAATCTTTAGGGAGAAGCCCACTACCAATATCAGATGTGCTTCCTAATAGGATAGTTTGTATACCATCTCTAACTGTTTTTGTACCCGCTCCGCATATCCATGCTTTAATCGGTTTTTTAAACTTCTTACCTTCCCACCATTTAGGATACAATCCAGTGATATGTACTGTATCAGCATATCCACCAGCCATACTCTTACCCGAACGGTTAGGGGCAATTAGGACAAGCTGATTAGCTGTACTACTAGCTTTAAAAAAATCAAGTTGTTTAGGATATTTATCCCTAGAATGGACAATACCTGTAGGGATATAGGGGAAATTAACAATATCCTGATCAGGGAAGATGTAGGCTAATCGATTATACTTATATCGAGTATCCCGTTCCTGGAGGAGACGTAACTTGTTTTCACTCTCTGCGCGAGTTGTCATATTATGCGTTTTTAATTGCTTCTTCTAACTCATCATCTGATAATTCGGAAATCGTATCTGTTTTTGTTTTAGTCTCTGTCTTATCTGCCCATTTAAACTTATTCTGCATATATGCTTTAAACATCCCTTCTTTAACGCCTTCTAACTCTCCTGACATCCCTTTTACATAAAGTTCTTCGAAGTGTGCTTCATGTAACGTATCACCTAATTCTAAGGTATCACGTAATGCTTGTTGCATTTCTGGTTGTTCTTTGTTGGAGGTTAGTAATGTATTGAATTTCTTACGTGACATACCAAGATGGGCGCATACTTGTGTCAGGCTCTTACCTGTTGCCATCATCTTTCTAACATCATCTAAAAGGTTTTGTGTTATATTACTACTTATCATTGTTTAATCTATCGCTTATCTGTGTGAGTTGGGATTGTATCATTATGAACTGTGCCTTCTGTGTTTCTTGCAAGTTCTTTAAATCGGCTTGGATTTGTCCATAACCTATAGCCGCCGCTAATATAACTCCTGCTAATGGCATTACTTTTAAAATTGGGGTTATTTCAAATCCAGTCATTCTTGTTTATCCTTACCAATAATAGGCAAAAGGTCGTCTCGCTAGTGGGAAAATAAGACCATCAGCATTATCTGGGTCTTTAGTTGCTTGTTGTAACAAATGTTTTTCTTCTCTCTTTTTTGGCAGATTACTATATAATCTAGTAAACCAACTTGGTGCTCCAGAGTAATCAGTATATAACTGTTCGTGAGAGGAGTATTCTAAATTCTTAGATACAAAGTCTCTACATGCTTTTAATGCTGTGCTGAACACTCCAGTATATGGGCAGAATGTCTTAGACTTATTAGCGTAATAAGTATCCCAAAACTTAGCTGTCTTCCATTTCCTGATGTCTTTGTAAGTCCGACTCATTAGCCTTTCTCTCTTGAATGGTTAATTTATCTTCACCTTTAGTATATTTCCTAGCATTGCCACACATCCAACACGAACAAGCTGTAAACTTTTTATCTTTATGCTTCTGAGAATTCCGAAATGCTCTATCTCTCATTCTTCTCTAAATATCCATCTACGAAATACCAGATTGAAAAAACAAGTACTAACATTGCGATAATGCTTAGACTTTCCATCTACTTACCTTTAATTTTCTCAATGGTGCGCATACTACCAAGACCTAATAGACCACCTAATAACCACATTAACTGATCTGAGGCTATAACCACCATAGGGACACCTAGTGATTGCCCAATAGGTACTGCGATAAAATTATAGGCAAACCCTACTACTGATATCCACAATGCTGCGGGTCGTGCTCCAGCCTTCCAGAAACTCTCTGACTGTGCTTCGACAAGATTAACCGCAGTTTGTCTGTCTTTGTCTGCATCTTCAGACTTAAGGCGTGCAAGAGTTATCTGTGATTCTAATTCTTTTAATTTAAATAGGTTATCAGGGTCTTTAATAGCAGTTACAATATCTGTGATGGATGAAGATTCATTACCGAAGAACAAGTTACTAAGCCAAGAAACGACAGTACCAGCTAAAGGCCCGCCTGCTAGGCTTGCTAATGCTGGTGCTACGTTCGATAATACTGATGATAATAAATTCATTTATATACCTAAAAAAGTAAAAGTCTCTCCTTTCTGTCACACCACTTTGCCTTTTATACGGACTTCAACCGTCGATGGGAAAGCCCCATTTGCGTTGCTCGTAAGGTGTCACTTATTCGTTGTATCTAATTCGTATGCTTCTACTATCTCTTTTGCTAACTGACTTCTAACTACATCATTCTTATCAAATTCTAAAATACTAATTGATCTAATATTATCTAAAACTTTTAAAGCATGTGCCAATCCAGACATCTTCCCTTTTGGTAAATCATTCTGGCTTCCATCTCCAGTTATAACCATTTTACTCTTATAACCTATACGTGTCAAGAACATCTTCATTTGTTCAGGACTAGTGTTTTGTGCTTCGTCTAACACAACAAAGGAATGGTTAAGAGTCCTTCCTCGCATATATGCTAAAGGGGCTAACTCTATTTCCCGATTATTAATCATCATTTGCAGGTTAATAGTACCTACTAAATCGGTCAAGATGTCGAAGATAGGTCTAAAATATGGGTTAACTTTCTCTTCAATTGTGCCTGGCAAAAATCCTAAACTTTCTCCTGCTTCAACAATAGGACGTGTTAGAACAATCCTTTTAATCTTACCTGTTCTTAGGTGTTGTATGGCGCTTGCTATTGCTACGTGTGTCTTTCCTGTACCAGCTGGTCCTATCCCAAAACTAACATCGTGATGGTCAATATCAGACATAAAATCTTTTTGGTGGGCATTAAGAGGTTTAAATAATGCCTTTGCAGCTTCTTCTCGTTCTAATAACTCTTCTTCGTATTCGTCTACAGCTATACGTTTCGAGATTCTGCCCATTTAAAGCCCCTAGGTAGTAAACACAACTTAAGTATAGCATAGATTACAACAATGTCAAATCGGCTAGAGTCCCGTCAGTCACTCTATTTAATCTCCGACACTCAAGGAGGAGAACCTAAACTGGCGCGAGTGCCTTTAACATGACCTTAGCGTTAATTATGTACCGGGTTAACGTCTCGCATAACTGGAGGGGCGTAAAGTCACTTAGTACTTTATCTTAGGATGATTAGTGGTTCATGACCCGAGCTAATCCCAATCTTTTTAGTAGCCCCATAACTGGATGCGGGAGGAGGAGTCGAACCTCCAGCTGTGGATTATGAGTCCACTGTTTTGCCAGTTAAACCATCCCGCGATAAAAGGATGGAGGAACTTTCATCCTCCGGATATGGCTCAACCTGCTCTATGTAACTCTGTTAGTATTTAACGTTGTGCTAACATCACCCATAGTCTCAATCTGCCACTAATATTCTGCAAGGTATTTTACTCTGCCCCTTGCGAGCCGTAACTTCGGGAGAGAAGTTGATTAATGACGATATGGACATGGATTTAATTCTGCCCACTTTACACCCAAAACGCGTACTCTCGGTCTTCACCTTTCACGGCGGTTGCCTTCATACGGTACCTTGTTACACTCGTGACCCCACCCCAGGTCAAAAGAAGGCATCGTCTGTGCCTTTCGTAGCTATGCAGATGGACAAGACTATTTGCCATCCTGTGGTACCCAACCGTTGGCAGCGCGATTGTCCTCTGCTGCCTCTTAGGGTTGCTACTAGCTTTCAAAAAATTTAGGCGGAGAGTCGAACTCCTACATTCACCTCAACCATTCTAAATTCTAGAATATGGAATGGCTGTCATCAGTGAAGACCCCAGTAGTCATACTAGTACTTGAAGGGCAGTGATCAGCTCCCCGCTTTCCTAAGCCTAAAACTTGTACTTCACCAAAACTACATTTGCAGATTTGGTGAAGAAATTAGTGAGGATATCGGTTGCCTCGACCGTCAGCGCATATAGCTATGGACTCTGAAGCCCGCACCCTCTAACGTCAGGACAGACGTCGTGAGTTCGTCACGAGTTATCCAATTTTTACCGAGGTAGGAGCTGTCCCTCTGTTATCTCAATGATTCAGTTCTTTAAACCCCTTAACGGAGTCCTGTTATCGGTTGAGAATCCATGTGTGGATAGTGCTCTTGGTACAATCCAAGGAGATATAACCACGTTATTTTTATATCATCCCAAAGTCACGGGCTTCTGCCTCATCTGGGGATTTATAGATATATTTTCTTAGTGTATATACATTATACACTATTATTACTCTTCTGTCAAGGAGTTTTTAATATATTTCCAAACTTTCTTCCGAACCCTATCCCAATCCTCTTTCGAATACCACTTTCCTTCCGCAGCCATGGACTGCCTGCTATTCTCGGATAAATGCTCCCGTAAGTCCTTTTTAGATAGTTTTCTAACCTTTTTCACTAATACCCAACCCTACTAATATCATGATCACTTAAAACTTGATAATAGTGATCTCTTACTAACTCAATCAAGTCATCCTTGGTTCCTGCAAATCCATGCTTGTAAATGTCTCGAAGCTTTGACCCTATCTCCCATATAGCACTAGACATCTTACGGGCATCTAGGACATCCTGGAAGTCATCTACGACGTCTTGATCAGTCATATCGAAGTATAGCACGGCTGTTTTACCGTATGGCATCATTAATCCAGGATGTTTCTCTATTTGTCCATGTGATCTAAAAGTCTCTCTAGACTCTTTAAGCTCCTCCTCTGTCATAGGTACCACACCCCCATCTGTGGTTAATAGATGGCCATCTCCTTTCTCTACTTCATTCTCCTGTTTCGTTTCAAATTTCTCTTGCATTACCATCCCCTATAAAATAAAAAGCTTGACAACTTCACCTCTTCTCAGTATAATCAAAACACAACAACGTACTTATCCGCCCCCGGTGAATTAATACCCACCTTTCACGTCCCTATATCCACTGTACAAAATCAACAAAAACCACGTGGTATTGCTCTTCCATCTGTATATTGAACCTTAACCTTTTTATCCTTACCGGAGTAATCAGTCTGTTTTAAATCTAACTTCTTTGGTGACCCATTCGATGTTTCTCCTACATGATAGTTAGGATCTAAATTAGGGTTAAATACCTCTGTTGGATAACCTTTAGGTTGTGGATCTCCTCTCCTACCTACCCCTATACCCGCCGGAGTACCATTCTCTCCTTTCCACCCTTCCCCGTGCTGTATATATCTCTCTTCTTGATCCTCTGGCATAATACTAAGATCTCTTGGATCGCGTACATGGTCTGAATCTTCTTCCTTAGCCATCACTAGCTGTAGATAGTCGTGATGTTTATCCAATTGGTTACGTATTGACACCAGTTGTTCTTCTAGACTATTAATAGCACGTGCAAGATTCCCTACGACGGTATTAAAATCTACTTCCTTTACTGGTTTATTCTGTTCCTGTTCAATTATTGACAAATGTTCTTGCCATGGTGTCATTGTGGATGTCATTTAAATCTCCTAGTCGCCTCTTCTCTACTGTACACCATAACCTTAGCATACTTATCAGTAAATGTCAAGGTTATTCTGTGTATAAGTGACAAATAAACAAAATAACTTACCTATTTGTCTTGTTTACTGTCTAACCACATATTTATTGGTTTGTAGGTCAACAGGATACTTCCTCTATTGGGAAGTTTCTATCCAGTATCTTTCCCTTTACAATACGAGATATTGACAAATATGTCAATTTCAGGTGTTTTAAAGGGTATTTTAAAGCAGTTGGAGACATTTTGTCACCTACTCCTTTTTATTAAATTTTACTACTTTTTATACCTCCTTTATTACCTATTTTCTCTTATTTCTGCCTATATTCTTTATGTCTGCTGCACTGCATGATGGTCTGAGAATATTGATTTTACTAGAGAGTGGGAACAGTACACATATTTCCTCAAGATTACTTTGTCCCCCACCCCCTTTTTGTGTGAGAATTAACATATTTTATTAGAAATACCAGAGTTATTAACATATTATGTAATATTTACTATATTTGGGTTTAAATATGTTAAAAGTTGGTAAAATGCTATTTCGACACATGGTATAGAGGGTGTTAACACTCACATCATACACTATGCACCACTAACCTATCATCTAATATGCTCTACAAGCTCCATACAGCAGGCCTAGAGCACGATCACTGGTCTACTAGTACAAGGGTAGTGGGTAGGCTACTAAATGACCTTAAACACGCTTATATTCGGTTGACATAACAATTATGTTGCAGTGTTCCGGTTCCCATATATACATATACGTATATATGACTACTATATATTATATAAATACTATCTATTATTATGTATGTTCTTATACTATGGTCTATTATGATAGTATATGATTATGATGTCTATGTTATCTGTATAATTATTATGTAGTATTTATATTTATTATATATGTGTATTTATCCTTGACAATGTCAACTATGTGGACTAAGATTATCTTAACTAGGAGAGTGTTACTATGAATATCTTATCTGTGTTGAATGAAGAACTTAATGATGATATCCTTGACATTAATCCAGGGTATATTTATCATCTTGATAAATATGCAGAGGAATATACAGCATTTGTTAAAGAACAACATATCAGACGTCTGTTTCAAGATATACTTGATGAACTGGAGGAGTTCGAGTTATGATTATTAAACCTACTGAACCATTGAAGTATGAAGATAGCAAGAAAGAAGAAGGTTATTTTAGTAATACACTATCCACTGAGATTGAACGAGTTGATGTGTATTTAACTGCTGACACTAACGAAGGTAAGTTTTATACTGTCATTGATCAGAAACTACGTACGCTTAAGGTAGTAGATCAAGTTAATTTCTATTTACGCAACTATGGTGGTACAATTAATGGATTAACAGATTTGTTGTCTGCTATTCATGATACATGTGCACAAGAGGTTAATATGATACTAACAGCCCCTAGTTATAGCTGTGGGGCATTATTAGCATTAGCTGGTACATCACTTGTCATGAAACCTAATACCTTCCTCATGTTTCATAATTATAGCACTGGTAATAGTGGTAAGGGAGGAGAAGCTATGATAAGTGCCAAGGAGCATGATAAGTGGATTAAACACCTTATGCGTAGTGTTGCAATGCCATTCTTGACTGAGGGTGAGATGCAAGCATTAGAGAAAGATCAAGACATTTACATACACGAATATGATAAATCAGTTAAATCACGTATTAAAAGACATTTTAAGGGGAAATGATATGGTTAGTTATGACACCAAAATGATGGTGGGGATATATGTTACTGGATTATCTTTTACTGAAGTTAAAGAAAAGGTACAAGCTTTAATTAATATAAAATATAATAATAGATCAAATGTTGAAGATTATTTACTTGAGAGATTACAGGAGCGTGTCCATGAGGATAGTGAAATTACAGAATTAAAACGATTAGGTATTCTACTTGACAAGTAAATTAAACTAGTCTATGATTAAATCATTAGGTAAGTTAAGGAGAGTTGAAATGAATATTCAATATTACACACATAACAGCCAATCATTGTCATTTATTCAGTTTATGTCTAAATTAAATGATTATGCGGAAAAGGTTGAATTATTCTATAAGTTCCAGAAGGAGGATATTAAGAACAAGAAGCAGGATAATGATGATTTCTTCAAAAAGTTCAATGAGGAGAGTTGAGATGAAAAGTTTTTTAAAAATATGCTTATGGGGTAATATAATATTAATTGTGCTGCTTGTCTTAGTATTATTTGCACCAAGTGCTCATGCCACAGTATGGGATGATCAAGGAATGACGACACCAATAGATCATAAATGTATGAATGCCTTCCTTGACAACGCACGTATGAACCCAGATAATGCTACATATCTACGTGATGTGTGGAAAGAAGCAGGATTAGACCCTCAGGTATGTAATGAGATTAATGGACATCCTGAAAACTACAACGAATATCATTAGGAGAATGAAATGAGTGTAAGTGAATTAAGTAGATATTTAGCAGATTTACCAGATGAATATAAAGACTATCAAGTTGTAACAGCAGGAATATATTCTATGGGGTGTGAAATAAACGAAAAGGATATTTTTATTGATGCTGTAGGAAAAGTGATAGTGTTAGGAGATTGACATGAGTATTACCTATATTGACACAAACGTGATAAAAGGAGATTTTACAATGAACAATCCACAGCCTGTTATAGGGCTTTGCCACAAGGAGTATGATATAACTGATTTGCTTGACACTAGCGATCATCTTGAGATAAATTTATTATCAGAGCATGAAATGTTACCATTGAAAGAGCAGGTAAACTATTGGGAGTTTAAGAGATGATTAACAAAGATGCTTTACAAAAACAGATTGATATTAGTATACACAATTTAAAACAAGATTTATTACAAATAAGAGATATACAAGGTGAATCCATGTATTATCTAGAAACACAAAGAACACTAGATGACCTTGAATATCGCATGTCTTATATGTTGAGGGTATAATAATGTTTGAAGCATACGCATTGATTTGGCTACTAACGACGGCTGCTCTAGCAATAGCAGTGTTTATAGGTGAAAGGTGGATGAAATGAATACACAACGGGATCGTCTTAAAGTGGAGATTAAAGACCAAAAAAAATATGTTAAGGATTATATAGATATGGTAAATAGATATCAACGTAGAGTAGAAGAAGAACAGTTTAAGTTAGATGTATTAGAGAGAATGTTAAAGGAGTTGAAATGAAACAGTCAGATAAAGATGTAATAGTATCCTTTTTAGGCGTGCTATTGGTATTTGGTATTATTGGTGGTATGAGTTATGCACAATATACTGACACGCATAAACCAATGATGGAACAAACGCAACAAGCTGTAAGAGGCTAACTATGACTTGTATCGTAGGTGTTGTCGATTCAAAGGGTATAGTTCATATTGGAGGTGATAGTTGTGGCTCAGGTTCGGCGTCTCAACAAACTGTGTGTAATCCTAAGGTGTTTAAGGTCAATCAGTTTGTAATTGGATGTACGTCCTCCTTTCGTATGATTGATATATTAACTTATGATTTATCATTACCTAATTTAGATAAAGATATTGATAAATATATGCGCACAATATTTATAACTAAGGTAACAGACGCATTTAAAGCTGGTGGTTATGGTAAGATTAAAGATGGTGATGACCGAGAAGGTGGGAATTTCTTAGTTGGTGTATCTGGTCGTTTATTTGAAGTTCAAGGCGACTTTTCAGTCTTAAATGTGGATGTCTTTGGCACAAGTGTTGGATGTGGTAGACAAGCAGCACGTGGTTCACTACATTCTACTTATAAGTTAGTAAAAGACCCTGAAACTAGGGTATTAATGGCGTTAAAGGCAGCAGAAGAATTATGTATCGGTGTTAGAAGACCATTTAAAATAGTGGATACGAAAAAATGATGAATAATCGAGCAGTATGGCAAGGAGTTGGTATATTAATACTCACAGCTATCTTGCTATATGGATCATATTACCTAAATGATTGGCGAGGTAGGTTTTGGGAAGATATATCAAAGAAAGACACACATCAATTATTATCTTTAATAATTCAATTTAGCATAGCTGCTTTCATTTGTGTCTATTCATCAGCAGCACAGACATGGTTACAATCAAAATTATCCTTATCCTTACGAGATACACTTGCAAAATGGATTACTATAAAATACCTCGGAAGCAGTAAAAACCTAGCTAACCTTAACCCCGACCAACGAATTGCAGAGGATTGTCGTCTTATTACTGTTAACGCAGTGAATTTGGTATCTGGTGGTATTATGAACCTAGCAAAAGCGGGTATCTTCATATACGTGCTTTACAGCTTCTCTGGCCAATTCTTTTCTACACCCTATACCCTACCATTGGCTACAGTGGTATATACTGTCCTGAGCGTCCTACTTGTCTTCTGGGTCGGGCAGATGTGTCAGTTAGTATCACTTGTGTCAGAAGCTCAAAGTAACGAGGCAAACTATCGTACTGGGTTAATTAAACTAGAGGATAATGAGCATGGTGGCAGATTTAGTATTATGGCTTTACAATACCAGATATTATTTATGCGTCAAAAGATACTGAATATATTTATTGGTACCTATGATCAATTTTCTGTAATTGCACCGCTTTTGTTTTTAATTCCAGTGTATATGATACAGCCTACCTTTACATTTGGGGTATTAATGCAGGTTTTGAATGCGGTTGGTGAGTTAGTATTATCATTGTCTTTTCTAACTAATAATTGGAGTACTGTGTTGGAAACAAGGACTTGTGCTAATCGTTTAAAAAAGTTATTAAACGCCTTGACAGATGATAATATTGAGACTATAGTTAAATCATAGGGAGATCGTTAGGCTAATGGGTTAACCACGAGCAATGCCGACATCCTCCCTACCAAGTTTAGGAGAGAATAATGACGGGGATGTTAGTAGTAATCTGTATTGTTCTCATAGCACGATTTTTAGCATGGGTATTTAACCATAAGGACTGGGATGATTAGGGGAATGTTATGAGTTGCAATAACGGTTCATGTGACATAAAAAGGCGAAGTAGGTTTAATTATAGTAAAGTGTTTAAAATTTGGTTAGTTGTTATGGGGGCTATAGCATTTTTAATGCTAGCGGGTTGTGCCGTTACTGAACAGGATCATATTGATGCAAGGAAGTGTACAGCAGCTTTGAACAAAGCACCATTTAATAAAGTAACAGGTGAACAATATGAAGCAAATTGGATAATATGGACGAGAGCTGGTTTAAATCCATTTAGTTGCGCGGATTTAGTAGTTAAAACAGGGTATGATGGTTTTGAATACGCAGAAAGACCGAAACATTAGGAGCTTGTTATGAGAGTGTCAGAAGTTGAGCATGACTTAGAACATGTTCATAAAGAATTAGCACGAATGAGTCAATTAGGAGTCTTCACACTAGAACAACAAACAGAATGGCATAAGTTAAACGGACATCATTCATTTTTATTAAATAAAATATTAAATTTAGGTAGATCACGTAAGTTTGAGGAATACTTTCACAAGAGTTTTCCCGATATAAAGTAGGAGAGTGTTACTATGTGTGACCGTTATGAAGAAGTATCAACGGATGCTATACTATATGGACTATTAGTAGTTTCAATAACTATTTCAGCCATAGTTGCATTAATTGTTTGTTTATAAGGAGTTTAAAATGACAGTCTCAGAACTTATACGTAAGTTATCAAATTTAAATAATATTGGAGAGTATAGAGTTGAAACTCTACCAACCACTTTACGATTATTTAGTACTATAATAACCAAAGTGGTTATATTTGATGATGAAAAGGTTGTATTGATTCATGGTGAGCCTGATGAAACATCTCACTGACCTACAGCAGTGTATGAAATGCCGTGAGAGTAAGCCATTATCAGATTATTATGGTGCTAAAGTATGGACTAAACGAAAAAGCTGTAAAAAATGTGTGGCACAGCAGCAGATATCGTATCGAAGAAGAATAGAGACTATACTATCTGTTTCAGTATTGGATACGAAACATAATAAACGACACCATGGTCAATATACGTATATTACAAAGAAAAAGCAGTATAAGTTAATTGATAATGTGGTATGTAAACTATGTATGCGATGTAAAGAATTTAAGCGTCCGTTATATTTTGTGACGGATATGACGCGTAGTGATAATTTAAGTGTTTATTGCATTAGTTGTAAAGAAGAGAATTGGTTACGTCAAAAATATAGGAATGCAAGTTCGCCTAATCAATTAATAGAAGAAGAGGAAGTTGACGAAGAAATGATAAAACATAATAAAGTCCTTGACAGAATTGATAAGGTAGGCTATGATAAATGGTATTGGGATAGTTTAGCTGAGGAGATTGAAATTGAAAATGTTTCTAGTAACCTCTAAAAGAGGTTCTAAGTTTGAGCAGCAATATTTAACTCAAGAGCAGTTACTTGAGCAGTTTGATAAGCTGTTATTAATTGTAGATAGTATGAAGATTGATTCTATTGATACATCACCAGAACTTTATGAATATGATCAACAGGCAGTTAGTTAGGGGGTTTTTATGTTTATTCTTGAGTATGCAGTATGTGATTCGAAAGATGGGCTTGAGAATTGGCTAGATCACAAAGCTTATTGTCAAACCTTAGAGAATGTTAATACACTGAAGAAAGGGTTAAGGGACGAATATAAGGGAGCATTACTTATATTTGAAGATGTTTATCAATCTGAGGAGCTTATACAATGAACTGGCAAGACGTTCCTGATAGACAAGATGAGTTAGAAAATGATAGACGTGAATGGGAAGAGATTCATAATATGGACTTACTATCTGATGAGGAGAAATCTGACTGGATGGATCAATCCTACGAAGAGTATCGTGAATGGGCAGAACAGCAAAAGTTCGACGCAGAGGAGCAGAAACATCAAAAATTATTAGAATGGGAGCAGGAATATATTAAGTTTGTAGATAGTCAGCAGTTAAAATGGGGTGAAACTGTTGATCTATATTCGATTGAAGGAGTTACAGCTGATATATTTGAGTTCGTTAAAAAAAGATTTTTAGAAACCGTTTGACAAACTACAAATAATGATCTATAGTGTAGGTAATGATCAAGAAAAGGAGAGTGTCATGAAAGTTCATAGTTTTACGTTCGATGTAGCAGCATACGCAACGGAGAGTTACTTAACAGTTGAGAAATACAAGGATAATCCTTCCCACAACCAGTTTCAACGAGTACAAGCCCAGCTAGATTTAATAAGATATAAGGAAATGTATAAACAGTTCAAGGGAGAAGATTTAGTATTAAGGTTAGGAGAGTGTCATGATTAACTTTGATGACGTAGATTTTGATGAACGTAGTTTGTCATATAGTGAAGATATTGAAGTTACGGCTTCATTAACGGAACGAGGTGAATACTGCATACGTTCTAATGATCCTGACGTAAGGGCAGCTATTGAAGCACTTGATGCTCGAAAACGAGAAATTAATGTAAGGATGTAAGAAATGAAGACTATTATCACATGTTCATATACCATACTAAGAGAAAATACAACAAATGAATTAGAAGCGCAGGTTGAAATGTATTTAAAAAACGGATTTGAACTGCAAGGGTCAGTAGTGGTTGATGGAAAGACATATTTACAAGTAGTTATTTTGAACTCGCATGACTATAGAAGGGGTTAATTATGTCAGTATTGCTTAATGTTACAGCTAGGTTTAATCAACAGAAGACAGAAGATTTGTCGATGGATGAATATCTTGAGTTAATAAAAACTGATAAAATGGTATATGCGAATGCTGCTGAGAGGATGTTATCTGCGATTGGTAGTCCGACTGTTATTGACTCAGCCACTGACCCTAGCTTAAGCAGGATATTTGCCAATCGCAACCTAAAGTACTATGAACCATTTAAGGATTTTTATGGTATGGAATCGGTAATTGAACAGATAGTGTCTTATTTCACGCATTCGGCCCAAGGATTGGAAGAGCAGAAGCAGATACTGTATTTATTAGGTCCTGTCGGATCTGCTAAATCATCTTTAGCAGAGAAGTTAAAAGAGTTAATGGAGGTTATGCCGATATATGTATTAACCTTGAATGGTGTTATGTCCCCCGTGTTTGAAAGCCCATTAGGTTTATTTACTAAGAAAGATTCAGATGAGTTAGGTATATCTAGTCGTTATTTACATGAGCATTTATCACCCTGGGCCGTTAAGAGATTGAAGGAGATTGAAGGTGACATCTCAAAATTTAGAGTTACAAAAGTCTATCCAAACCAAGCCAGACAGATTGCAATTAGTAAGACGGAGCCTGGGGATGAAAACAACCAAGATATATCAGCACTTGTTGGGAAGATTGATATACGTAAACTTGCGAAATTCTCGCAAAATGATCCCGATGCTTATTCATTCTCAGGGGGGTTATGTCTCTCAAATCAAGGTTTACTTGAGTTTGTTGAAATGTTTAAAGCTCCAATTAAGGTGCTGCATCCACTCCTTACTGCCACCCAAGAGGGTAACTATAATGGTACAGAAGCGTTATCAGGAATACCTTTTGAAGGTATTATCTTAGCGCATAGTAATGAAAGTGAGTGGGAAACATTTAAGAATGACAAGAACAACGAAGCATTTATTGATCGTATCAGTATTGTTAAAGTTCCTTATGTTCTTCGTATGAAAGAGGAGGTGAGAATTTATAAAAAACATATCAATAATTCATCGCTTGTTGGTGCAGTTGTAGCACCCGAAACGTTTGAGATATTAGCTAGATTTGCTGTGTTATCACGGTTAACGGAGGCATCAGGCTTAGATCAGCTTAGCAAGCTACAGGTTTACGATGGTGAGAATATTAAAGATCAAGACGCAAAAGCGAAAAGCTATTACGAATACAAAACTGAAGCAGGACAGAATGAAGGAATGTCAGGTATATCAACACGTTTTTCGTATAAAGTATTAAGTAGAGTATTTAACTTTATTGATGGCGAACGTAGTGCAAATCCTGTACATCTGTTATATGTGCTAAGGGAAGAGATTGACAAAGCACAATTCAACGAAGCTGTAACTATAGAGTATAAGTCATATATAGATAAATTAGAGACTAAATATGCCAAACAGTTAGGCCTTGAGATACAACGATCATACTTTGAGACTTACGATGAGTATGGGCAAAATTTATTTGATCGCTATATTATTTTAGCTGATAACTGGTTGCAGGATACAGATTATAGAGATCCAGATACTAAGGAATTATTTGACAAGCGAGTATTAGATGAGGAATTAACCAAGGTTGAGAAAAGAGCAGAAGTCGTAAACTATAAAGATTTTAGGAATGAAGTTGTTAGCTTTGCACTCCGGCATAGGGCTAATAATAAAGGTAACAACCCTAATTGGAAGAATTATGCTAAACTTAGAAGTGTTATTGAGAAGAATATGTTCGATGCAACGAATGATATGACACCTATCATTTCCTTTAGTTCGAAGGAGTCTAAAGATAATGCCAAGAAGCATAGTGAGTTTGTTAAACGTATGACTGAGAAAGGCTATACAGAGAAGCAAGTGAGGCAGTTGGTCGAATGGTATATACGCGTGAGGCATAAATTATGAGTCAGTGCATGGGCATGTGTGGGTCTAAGATGTGTGATGAACATTGTTATGGTAAGAAGACAGAACCAACGGTACTTGTTTTTATTGTAGATACGCTGGATCATAATGCACGTCAGGATATGATAACAAAGGTATTTCGTAATATGAATGATGCCTATAAGTATATGGATAAATATCATGATGGAGTTGCATACAAGATTCAAACAAGAGAGTTACTTTAAGGATTCAAAATGGCTATTATCATCGATAGAAGGTTGTCTAAGCGCGTAGATAGTGCCAGTAATAGGCAGAAGTTTAAAGAACGACATAAACAGACCATTGATCGTATCATTAAGGATAGACTCTCTAAAGGTAAAATAGGAGATATACTTAAAGATATGGATGGTATGGATATCCCATTATCAGATATAGAGCCTAGTATTGATGTTGAGCAGGAAAACTTTGATCGTGTATTTTCAGGCAATCCCCGTTATAGAGTTGGAGATACAGTTGATAAACCACAAAATGGTGGCGGCAGTGGCTCAAGAGGATCAAAGGATGGAGAAGGTAATGATAATTTTGTCTATCGAATGACAGCGAAGGAGATTGAGGATACCTTATTTAAACATCTACAATTGCCCTATTTAACGGAGAGACTATTAAAGGAGTTATCTGAAACGCAGATGAAAAATGCTGGGTTTCAGAATCACGGACTACCGAGTAATCTATCTGTAACACGTAGTTTTAAGAATGCTTTAGGTAGACAAGCTGCAATGGAAGCTGCTATTGATGAGGAGATTAAAGAGAAAGAAGAAACGATGTTTGCCTATGATCAGGTTGGACATCCTGATGCTGTGGCTATTAACGCTAATATTGCTAGTGAAATTGTTGAGTTAGAAGATTTTAAGACAGCTATTCCATTCCTAGATGATGTAGATTTACGATATAGATATAGAACTAAAAAGTTGATTAAGACATCAAAAGCTGTGATGTTTTGTTTGATGGATACATCTGGTTCAATGGACGCAGATAGAAAGAAGATTGCTAAGAATTTCTTTGTATTGTTAGCATTATTTTTAAGATATAAATATAAGAAAATAGAAATTGTTTTTGTTTCACATGCAACAACAGCAGAAGTAGTAGACGAAAAAGAGTTTTTCCATTCGACAAAGAGTGGTGGGACAATGATCTCAAGTGGTTTAAAAGTTGTAAAGGATTTAATACGTGATAAATATCCAGTGTCACAGTATAATATTTACTTAGCACAAGCTAGTGATGGAGACAATTTTTCACATGATGATGTTGAGTGTATTGAGATATTTGAAAGGTATTTATTACCTAATTTGAATTTATTTGTATTTCTAGGGACTAATTTAGCTGCATCAACATATAACGCTATATTAGGTAAGTCTAAAGCTTCGTATGGTGAGGATAATGGGTTTGTTGCACATATTTACAATAAACTTAAAGCTGGGGATAGTAGAAAACTACGAATGGCATTTATTGCTAGTGAAGACCAAGTGTTTGATGGATTTATTGAGTTATTCACTAATCCGGAGGATAAGGTATTATGAAACGACGTAAGAAACCTTTATTCACTGGGTCAGATTGGCTTGTTCCTCAAATTGAACAAGGATGGGAAGTTATAAACAAGATAGCTAAGGAGAAATACGGATGGGAAGGATACCCAGTACAATTTGAAATTGTGAGCAGTCTTCAGATGTTAGATAGCTATACAACCATTGGTATGCCAGTGTATTATAGCCACTGGAGTTTTGGTAAACGGCAGATACAAGCACAAAAGGACTATGAAAGTGGACAAAATCGTGGTATGGCTTATGAAATGATAATTAATACTAATCCATCGATTTGTTATATTATGGAAGATAATGACATGATGATGCAGTTGTTAGTCACTGCCCATGCAGCCGTTGGTCATAATCATTTCTTTAAGAACAATTATCTATTTAAAGAATGGACTAACCCTGAATCATTTGTTGATTATTTGTTATATGCAAAGCATTATATTAGTGACTGTGAAGAAAAATACGGGTTGATTGATGTTTCCAAAACCTTAGATATGGCACATTTATTAGCTGATTATAGTGTATTTAAAACAACACAGGTACATAAAACCAAGGAAGGTTTAAGGAAGAAGAAAACTGCACGTACGGAGGATTTATATAGATCCTATAATCCAGTTATTGATGGAGGGTTTAAAGAGTATAGACGTTCAGTTATAGCCTCTCATTTGGATTTTGGAGATACCTCAGAAAATTTACTATCATTTTTAGAACGCACTAACAGTTATCAAACTGTATTAAAGGATTGGCAGAAGGAAGTATTTAAAATTATACGAACCATACAGCAGTACTTTTATCCACAAGGACAGACTAAGTTAATGAATGAAGGGTTTGCCTCCTTTGCTCATTATACTTTAATGCATGATTTATATGATCAAGGGTATATTGATGATGGATACATGTTGAATTTTATACATAGTCATTGTGACGTTACTTACCAACGTGATTCTGGTTCTAAGGAAGGATGGCATTCAATTAATCCGTACGCATTAGGCTTGGCAATGTTTCAGGATATTAAACGTATATGTGAGAATCCTACACAAGAGGACATTGACTTTCTTCCACAATATGCTAACACAGATTGGGTAAAAAGCATTAATAGTATTGTTGCTAACTATAGGGATGAGAGCTTTATACGTGAGTTTTTAAGTCCTACCATTATACGGAAGTTTAAATTATTTTCTATCAGCACAAAGGAAGAAATGACGAAGTATGAAATTGGGGCAACACATAATGTCACGAACTATGAGTTAATTCGTGACAAATTAGCAACTAGCTATACATGGGAGAATTATCATCCAGATATTTTGATTAAATGTACCTCAGAGACGTCCCGATTAGGTGAGGTAGCCCGTGAAGTAGCAGAGGAAGCAGGACTAACTTTAAAAAATAAGGGGGAGTCATCTTTAGCAAACTATGATGATTTAGTGATTACTCTATCCGATCATCAGAATAATAAATTTGATGAGGAGGGACTAGACATGCTATGGATATATTTAGCTGTTATCTGGAAAGGAAAAGTTAGTATCTTAGTGAAAAGTCGGGATGGAGATATTCTACAAAAGAAGGATGGTATTGTCGGATGATGACCTTATTATCTGAATTAAGATGTAGAGCTTGTGATGAGGATTTGACTGATCAAGAGTCAACCCGTAAAGATACTAATGATGACTACTTAGATTTATGTAATGAATGTGCAGGGTATATTGATATTGACTGGCTAGTTGAGGATGAAAAAGATGAGGATTGAACCGCTTCAACATACTGCATGTGAAGCATGTGGATCATCAGATGCTGGGCAGATTTATGACGATGGACATTTTCATTGCCACAAATGCGGCGCACATACAGTTAAGCTTAATGTAGATGGAACAATTCCGTATGAAACTTATAAAAAAGGCCATGAATACCTTAATAACTGTTCACATGATAAATGTGACACAGCATTCTTACAGGGGGATTATAGAGCCTTAACAGCTAGGAATATATCACGTGAAACCTGTGAATTATTTCACTATAAGCATTCTGAGTATTATGGTAAACCGTGCACAGTATCTGATATTTTTGACCCAAAGTCTGGACAGTTAGTAGCCCAGAAGATACGACTAGAGGGTAAAGAATTCCCATGGATAGGGGATAATAAGAAAGGAGGGTTATTTGGTCAACAACGATTTGGTAAAGGGAAACGTATTGTCATAACTGAAGGGTTTGAAGATGCAATGGCTGTTAGTGAAGTGTTCAATAACAAATGGCCAGTAGTGTCCATTATCAATGGAGCTGATCTTAAAGGCACAGGGCCGAAGAATGAGCTAGTACGTCAGATTGAATACCTTAATAATTTTGATGAGATTGTCTTATTATTTGATATGGATGAACCAGGGCAGATATGTGCGATAGAAGCTGCTAAGGTTCTCCCTATGGGGAAGACCTTCATAGCAACCATATCAGAACATGATGCTTGTGATATGCTTAAGGCTGGGAAAGGACAGGAACTGTTTGCATCTGTGTTCAATGCCAAACCTTACGTTCCTGATGGGTTAATTGATAAGATTGACTTGCTTGAATCTGTATTTAAAATCAGGGAATTAAGTAAGATTACGTATCCATTTCCTAGATTAAATAGTATGACATTTGGAATAAGAGCACAAGAGATTATCACAATAGCTGGAGGCAGTGGCCTTGGGAAGAGTACATTTGTCAGACAGATTGCCAATAATTTAATTGATCAAAAGGAAAAGGTAGGGTTTATCACACTTGAAGAAGATGCAGAATTCACCTTACGATGTTTAGTAGGGCAGCGTTTAAAAAAGAACACTAGGCTGATACCAGATTTAAATAAGATATCTGATGTACGACAGATGATACAGAATGATATATTACCCTATACGGAATGGTACGATGATCAAGGAGGCTTGACAAAGGCAAGGCTGAAGGCTACAATTGAATTTATGGCATTAGCACAAGGTTGTAAATGGATTGTTTATGATCATATAACAATGACAGATAAATCAGAAGGGGATACTATGGTTGAAGCTATCGACAGTGTAATGAAAATATTAAGGTCTATGGCACAGAAGTATAAGATTACCATATTTGTTGTTACACAGCTTGCTAAGCCTTCAGAAGGTAAAGGGTATAACGAAGGTAGAGAAGTTAAGCTTTCGAATATAAGAGGAAGTGCAGCTATTGAGTTTAACTCGAATTTAATTATTGCGTTTCAAGGAGATAATAGAGAAGGAGGTTGTCAAAGGGATTTGGTGGTGTTAAAGAACCGATATTATGGGGTCAATACGGGACATGCAGATATTTTAACGTATAGCCCTGAGACTGATATGTTGACAACTGGGGTGAATGTGGGGGAGTTTTAATGACAAACGCTGATTTAGTACAGAAGATTATTAATTGGAATTTGGAGTGTATAAGATTTAAACGTAAATTAGGATATAAAAATTACCCTTACTTAGAAGGAGGTATAAAACATGCACTGTATATATTACGACAAATACAAAACATCCATGGTCCAATATTTTATAAGGAGGGTTTTTGATGACTGTTTATATTAATGAGCAAGTCGATAATTATTTTTTAATGGAGGATGAAGGTTATGATAAAATCAAAGAAGTTAATACAGCAGTACCTAAAGAATCAGGTGTTAAAGAAGATTTTGAGAAACATACCTCAGGGGCAGTCAAAGAAACTGCGGGAAAAATCAGATTAGATTTAGTACCATTTGAAGCTATTATGGAAATTGGTAAGGTTTACAGTATGGGTGCTGATAAGTATGAAGACCATAATTGGCGTAAGGGACTGTTGTTCATGAAACATCATATAGGCGCTGCATTACGTCATATAGGTAAGTTTGTGTTAGGACTAGATAAAGATGATGAGAGTGGATTACCACATTTAGCACATGCGTGTTTCCATTTAATGGCGGTTATGACCCATCAAGTGAACGGAACAAAGGGGTTAGACGATCGGGTGAAGATATGAATATAAAAATATCCATGGAGCTTATTAGAACTATAGGAGTCTGTTGTACATTTGTAATACAGGTATTTATTCTTTTACATTTAATGGGAGTATTATAGCATGAAATTCGTGAAGATAAAAGACCCAGAAGATGAATATACATACATTATTGGAGTGTATACAAGTAAGGATTTTGGTCATATTAAACGAAAATTAAAGTCTATTTATCCTAAAGCTCCACCAAATCATGAGGAGGATCACTCCTTCTATTCAAAATTAGCTGGTATTACTCATTTTAATAAGGATTCTACTAATGTCGTGATTTTATTTAATAAAGATCAACACGGATTAGAGGATTCTACTAAGGTTAAGTTAGTTGAGTTTATAGGTACTGTAGCTCATGAGTGTTTCCATGCTGCAACTCGGGTACTTGAGTTTCAAAAACTGAAGCTAACAGGGAAGACACAAGAGCAGTACGCATCATATTATGAATGGCTGTTTAAAGAAGTTATGGGAATTATTGTTACATGAATAGACGATCACCGATGGCACAAGCGATTATCACTAAAAGCTTTAAGGTAGGTAATCATCCCGCTATTGGTAAGGGTGTGACTATTTATGAATATGAAAATAATTACAGTCCGTTTATGCGTATTGGACAGATATTAAAATGCTATGTCTTAGATTCAATCCATTTCTTTGATGTGGATGTGATAACAGATCATACAATAGAATTAATACAAGGTGTGTTTATGAAAGAGAATAAATCGATAACAGATGATTTGAAAGGTAAGGTTAATACCCCTAAACCTATTTATGGAGCTACTAAATGAAGCTTAAATATAAAAAATATGGTTATAATGCTGAGCAGGTAAGAAATTATAAGCGTATGTATAGTGGTAAACATCGTTCTGGTATATGTATTTGTGGACATTCACATGAAGATCATCATGGCAATATGGTTATGAATAGGGTGTATTACAATAAAACTGGGGAAGAGCGCTTTCCAGAAGAATGTGAGCACTATGGATTTAATGAAGATGGAGGGATGGATGATAACGGTGAGTATCATTGTGGTCAGTATAAGGATAGTAAGGCATGATTAAACTGGTGACGAGGAATCCTAAACACTACCCATTTTTATTTGATTATATCAATAGTGAATATGGCATAGTCATTCACTTTTATAAGTGGACGTTGATTTATACGAGAGAGTAAGGTATGAAAGGTTATATGAGTTTTTGTTTGGCATTAAATACGGAAACTAATGAGCGTACCGTATTTATTACTGATGTCTATATGGAACGCTATAGAGCTGAATTAGCATTAGATAATGCAGTATATAAACTGAAGGGAGCTAAAGGTAATTCATTAGAAAACTATCATCTAATAGAAGTGGATATTCATGACTAGATATGATTATTTCACAGATTATCCATTCCATTTCTTAGGGGATGCTGAATATACTCGTGGTCCTATGCGTAAGATTAAAATTATTTCTTATGATAGAAATAAATATGTAACTGTTAAGTTAGAAACTGGACAGGTGGTTGAGATTAAGTCTGGCTATATTTATTTAAAGCCTAGAGTGCCTCATAACTATTTTAACACTTTTATGGAAACACCTGATGACTAGATTAGTATTTGATATTGAAACTACAGGCTTAGACTGGAATTCACCAGATGCTAAGATGCACGTTATGTGCACGACCGATGTTGATGATATAAATCTTGTAGCAGATTTTAATGATCCTTATGAAGCTGTGGATTATTTAAATTCTCAGGAATTACTAATAGGACATTATATACAGTTCTTTGATATACCATATCTTGAAGCTATCACAGGGAAAAAGATAACAACACCAGTATTTGATACTAAGGTTATGGCAGGGTTAATGTTCCCCGAACGTAAGTCACACAGTTTAGAGAGCTGGGGGGATACATTAGGACTACCTAAGAAAACCGAATTTACATATACTGACTTTACCAAATGTACGCCAGAAATGATTGAGCAGTGTCACCGAGACGTTGAAATTACTGCACAATTACATAGTTATTTAATGCAACAAAACATAGCGATTGAGGCACAACAGCTTGAAACTCAGGTAGCTATGATCATCCAAAAACAGATTGCTCGTGGAGTTGGGTTTGATACAAAAGCAGCAATTGACCTCTACGGTAATTTATTTGCTGAGTATAACACTAAAAAGAAGGCGTTACAGTTAATATTTCCACCGCGAACAAAGACAACCCAGATGAAAACTAAGGTGAAAGAGGAAATAATACCATTTAATCCTAATTCAAATGATGATATTGCTGAGAGATTGAAGGAGAAATATAATTGGAATCCAGAGAAATATACACCAAAAGGTAAACCTGCGGTCGATATAGCTGTCTTGTCAGCGCTAGATTATCCCGAAACAAGAATGTTGATAGAGATGTCGCAGATTGGTAAAATGATGGGTTATGTTAGTGATGGTGCAGATTCCTGGCTTAGGCATGAAAAAAAAGGTAAGATTCATGGTCGTATAAATACTACTGGTGTTGTAACAGGACGTATGAGTCATTTTGCACCTAATATGGCGCAAGTCCCTAGAGGCGGAAAACATGCAGATCAGTGTCGTTCCCTGTTTATACCTTCTACCGGGAATGTGTTAGTTGGCTGTGACGCAAGTGCATTAGAGTTACGTTGTTTAGCACACTATTTAGCACCATATGATAATGGACGATTAACGAAGATTATTGAAGAAGGTGATATTCATCAGTCCAACGCAGATATATTAACGTGTTCAAGAGACATGGCTAAACATTTTATTTATGCCTTTATTTATGGTGCAAAAGGTAAGAAGTTAGCAGAAGTGTTAGGATGTTCATTAAATAACGCTAAGGATATGCAGATTAAATTTGAAAAGAGTTTTCCAGGGTTTAAAGAGTTTTACGCTGTCTTAACAAATGCCAGTACTCGTGGATATATTAATGGATTGGATGGAAGGAAGATATTAACACCTATGACAGCTAATACTTATAATGGTGGGATGGATGCTAATTATAAAAGGTTGAATTACTTATTACAATCAGCAGGGGCAATTATAATGAAAAAGGCATTATGTATTGCATATGATAAGAATCCAGATTTAGCATTTGTTTTAAATGTACACGATGAAATTCAAGTTGACTCTTCAAAAGAAGAGGTGTATAATGTCGGTAAGTTATTGGTAGACAGTATATTTGAGGCTGGAGAATACTTCAAATTTAGGTGTCCGGTAAGGGCAGAGTTTAAGGTGGGGAATAATTGGAATGAAACACACTGAGGATACATATATTATATCTGATTTATGCTATCATAAATTACTAGGAATGGTGGTTGAAAGATTACACATGATGCAGGGTGATATAAATTTTTCTCCTACACAGATAGAGTGGGTTAGTGATATATTAACTGAATTAAAGAGTTCTAAAATTAAAGAGGGTAAATAGAGATGACACTACAGGAATTTAAGGCTAAACTAGATACGATTAATCATGTACACGATTATATTGTTAAATTTAAGGGTACCGATGGATTGGTATTTACACCAGATAACATATCATTACGCCAGTGGCATAATGATAAGTCAGTTTTTGTAGAATTGGAAGAGGATAAATAGATGATAGAAGTTAAGATAGCAGCAAAAGAGAGTGGTGATTATTTAATCTCAGAAGATGTACATACTGGTATTATTGTGCAGATGATACATATCGGAACACAGACCAGTCCTGTTTATGGAGTCTCAGATAAGATGATTATCGTATATGAGATATCAGATGATTTGATTACTAAAGGTGATGATGCTGGTAAACCTAAACAAACGAGTCAATATGTTAATTTAGTGATGGGAAGTGAGAAGAAACCTTCTAATTTAAGAGAGGTTATTTTAGCTGTTGAAGGGAGAAGTATGACTAAAGAGGAATTGGAAGACTATAATATTATGACCATGATTGGTAAACATGTGCAAGTTAACATCACTCACGACAAGAAAGGTGAAGTTACAAAGGCACGTATTACACAACATGGTGTTAGTAAGCTCCATAAGTCTATGGAAAGACCTGCACCATTTGCAGAGTTAAAGGCTTTATATCTTCCAGTATTTGATAAAACTGTGTTTGACAGTTTACCTGAGTGGATTAAGAAACAGGTTAATATGAATGATGTTCCTGTTAGTCTTAAACCAGCGGTAGACTTTTAAGTGCTCCTAATCGACGGCGATCATTTACTAGTCTATCGTATTGGCTTTGCAGTTGAGCACGATAGAATGGGAGAGAAAGCGTATGAGTATAATATACGTAATTTCTTAGACAGCCTTATTAATCGGTTTGGTGATTTTGAGCGTAAGATTTATCTAACTGGTAAAGATAACTTTAGAGATAAAGTGGCGACCATATTGCCATATAAAGGAAACAGGACTGGTACTAAGAAGCCTAAGTATTATCAACATATTAGGGATTACCTAATGGCTTATTATGACGCTATTATGGTTGATGATATGGAAGCAGATGACGCAATGGGTATTGAGCAGATGAGGTATTATCATGCCGCAGAACATGAAGGTGATACAGCCTATGCAGATTCATGTATTGTAGCTTGTGATAAGGACATGGACATGATACCAGGATGGCATTATAACCCTATTAAGAAAGATCATTATTTTATAACAGATAATATAGCCATGCATAATTTCTATAAGCAATGCTTGACTGGGGATACTTGTGATAATATCCCAGGGCTAGTAGGGTTTGGTACGAAGACCGCGGAGAAATGGTTAAAGGAACACGGAGATAGTATGGAGTCTGTAGAAAAGGCTTATACGGAAGCTATAACTGTTAGGCTTAATGGAGCTTTACAGTTACAATTGAAACAGAAAGCTCATATAGATGGTATGAATGAAAGTGATTGTATGAAGGCATTAGATGAAATTAAAGAGCTTCTTTGGATTAGGAGGGCGTAATGGGTTTATTACAACTTAGAGTTGGTATATTATTTACTCAATATGTTCGTGTTGAACTGATTAAACTTTGGTTGGAGCAGAATAATGGGAATGTTTGATGATTTTTATAGCTTTAGTAACATAAAGAGTGGTACTGTTGTTGATATTTCAATGAAGAAGGAACGTAAAAATGGTAAAAAAGACGATAAAAGTAAAAGGTCTCAAGAACGTAATAAAGCCAAAAAGAGCAGTAAAATCAAAAAATAAGGTTATTAAGACCGTAGCTGAGGATTTACTATACACACAGTTACAAGAAGCGTTACCTACCGTAGAGTTTGTTAGAGAACATAAAGGTATACCAGGTAGGCAGTTTAGATTTGATTTTGCCAGTATTGCGCTACAATTAGCAATTGAGGTACAAGGTGGAGTGTTTACTTATGGGGGACATTCAACCGGAATGGGTATAACAAGAGATTGTGAGAAGTTAGCATTAAGTAACCTTGCAGGATGGACAGTGTTCCAAGTTACAAGTGGTCAGGTCAGGGATGGTACAGCTATTAAGTGGATTAACGAATGGTGTAAGGGGATGAAATGATTGAATACGTAGTTATTGGGCTAATCTATTTAGTCATTATTGAGTTAGTCGTAATTGTTAAATTACTGGATTTCTAATGGGAAGAATACTTTGTTTTATTGGACTACATCGGTACATCCCACATTGTGGCTATAATTTTTTAAAGAACTATGTTACTAGATTTATGGGGTGTACACGCTGTGATAAAATTAAAGAAGGGACAGTTTCTTATGATGAAGTCTGAACAGAAAGTGTTGATTTGGGACATTGAGACAAGCTTAATGCAAGTTGCTGTGTTTCAGTTAAAAAATGATTATATAAATCCAGACTCAATATTAACTGATTGGCATATAATCTCTGGTGCATGGAAATGGTTAGGAGAAGATAAAGTCTATAGTGCAGTTAATAAAAAGGGTGATAATGATATTAAATTAGTAACTAAACTGGCTGATGTGTTATCTAAAGCTGATGTAGTAGTTCATCATAACGGAGACAGATTTGATGTCAAGAAGCTCCATACAAGGATGATTAAACATGGTATTATGCCAACCTATGCGAATCTGCGGACAGTTGATACCTTAAAGGAAGCGAAGAAGCATTTTGGGTTTAGTAGTAATAGGTTGATGTATATAGCCAGGTTTTTAGGTGTCACTGAGAAGGAACACAGTGAGTCTAGTTTCTGGATGAAGGAATTGAAAGGTGATCATTCCTCATTAAAAGATATGGTGACTTATAACAAAGGAGATGTGATAACATTAGAAGAAGTGTACTTAAAGATGTTGCCATATATAGATCATCCTAATATGAATCTAGGAGTCTCTGATAACTGCCCTAATTGTGGCACTAGTTACACCATAAAACGTGGATTTGGGGCAACGAGAGCTGGGCTAACTAGACAGATACATCAGTGTAAGATGTGTTTTAAATACTATTCGACGAAGGTATGATATGAGCGACTTAAAACCCTATACAATTTATACAACAGAGTCTGTATTCAAAGATCATCATATCTGGTTTTATTCATTTGAGTCCGATATGCCCGATTTGATGAATTTAATCGCTAACACAATGGGAGGTATTGACTGTGTTCACTTTCACATGAACAATGAAGGTGGGGACATGTTATCTGGGATGCAGCTTCTTACCGTGATACAGGAGGCTATGGGACGAGGTACGGAATTCGTTTTGCACGTAGAGAGCAATTGCGATTCCATGGCATCGGTGTTTATATGTAAGCTTATTACTATGGGGGTTGAGACACACTTTGGTGAACATTTCACAGTTATGTTTCATTCACCATCTGGTGGAGGTGGGGAGACCATGCGGATTGGTGATATACTTGATGATATGCATCATTTTAATATGATGTACTTACAGTTATTAAAGACTAGTTGTACTGGTATATTGTCAGAGCAGGAGATTAATCAGATAGTATCTGGTAAAGAGCTTAGGATAGAACATGCAGACTTTGTATTAAGATGTTCTAATTTAATTGATAAATCAGAGACGATACATTAATGGATAGTAATGCAACACGTAGGGCACATAAAGCTAAGATGTTGACGAATAATCAATTTATTCGTCATCTATCTAAAATACCAGTATGTTTTCCATGTAAGGCAAACGTTGATATTGAGCCACTTATATACGTGATGTTATTGGCTCAGTCAGTATTAGATTTAAAGGTACTTAGTCGTAATGAGAATGTGAAGTATCCATTAGGAATTATGTATGTGTCTATCTATCAGTTGTTAAGTTATTTTAACAGGGAGTTTAAGATTGTAGCTACAAATAAGGATTATGGGACAGAGTACTACTTTATGTTAAATCAGGTTGAATCAGGAGTACGAGAGGTTATAAGTAAATTTAGTTATCTAATGCTTGGTACATTACAAACGTTAGATAGAACTAATCTTGTTAAGGTCTTAAATGGGTTAGGAGGTAATTTAGCTAATCTATGTGTCTCTCTTAACTTTACAGTAGAGCATATAGCATTTACAGGAGCAGAGTTCTTTAAAACAATAGTACCTACCCCTGGGTTTATAGATTATATTAAGACAGCAGATAGGTTATCTAATTTTAGGAATTTATATTTAGATACCAGGACGAGAGAGGGACAACGGACGTCAAGGATTGAACAGTATTTACAGCTTAAATTTGAGGAGGTGAGTAGTGGATAAAGTAGCAATTTTACAGATGATTGAGAACTATAGACAAAGGTGTTATGATGAGATACAGAGTGAATGTCCAGCATCAGTAGGCTATGATCAAGCAGAGAAAATGCTTGCACAGGTACATTTGATGGTTTATTACTATTTAGTAGACAAACAGAAAGGGGTTTATGATGAAGCAGCTTAAGATAGCATTAGGTTTAGTATTAGGTATATTAATCCCTATAACGGGATTCTGTGATGGTACAGGAGTGTTTGTGTCAGGTAACGGAGATGTTATGACGAATCGTCATGTGGTCAATGACGTAGTTAAGGAACCAGCTACCAAATTTTATGTCGGATATAAGGGTGTATTCTATCCTGCTACCGTTACTTCTATTAGTGGTAAGACAGACTTAGCTTTACTTCATATTGACAAGAAAACTCCGTGTCTTGCAGTATCTAAACATGAGATTAAGAGTGGAGATAAGCTTAAGGCTTTGATGTTTAACTTATTAAGCCTAGATTATCAAGACTTCGATAACAAACGAGAGATATTTAATATAACTGTACATGGAACAGATTCCGTAGTTTTAGGTCAGAAGGCATTTGAATTTGAGGCAGTCTTAAGACCGGGTAATTCAGGTAGTCCAATATTGGATGATGACGGGGATATAGTAGCGGTAGGATTTGCTGGGCTACAAGGCGGTGGGTTCTTTATTACGTCGTATGGCTTGATGAATGAAGCAGTGAAAGACTTTGCAGATAACAACAAGCAAGTGTCTTGTACCTTCCCAGATACAGGCTCTACCATGCGTGATAACTTAGTATGGATATATGAAGTACAACCAGCCCCTCAGATAGCTATTACTGTTGTGCCAGTACCTCCTACAGAAACAACGTCAATAGCTCCTATGCCAAAGATGTTCATTAACAATGACGCAATACTTAATGGATGGGAATTAGCTTGAATGTTCATTACAACGGAACAGGATTGGGGAGTTTACTCTTTGTCCTGTTCGTAGGCCTTAAACTGACAGGAGTCATAACCTGGAGCTGGTGGTTTGTCACCCTGCCTCTGTGGCTGCCTGTAGTGCTCGTGGCGGCATTATTCATAATAGGCTTAGGGGTAGTAGTGGGTTTAGACTGAAAGTTCTTCTATATTGATTGTACACGCAGAGACACCACCTAAGGTACGCCCACCACTAGTACCATTGGTATAGATAATCCCACTTACGTATACTTTGAGTGTGATGGAAGCCGTACTTCCAGCTACCATCATGTGACGTAGTACGGCTATACGAGTTGTAGCAGCCGCCGTATATATAACTGAGGCTTTAGCTGATGTCTCTGCATCTTGAAACAGAGATATTAACGCATAAGGTATAACTCCGTCATTAGCACCGTGTACAATAACTGTTACTTTTAAAATATTTAAGGCATTTTTAGGAGTGATTGATTTACTGTCTAGTAAAACATGGTCACTTAATGCCGGTATAGTGTCACTCACATTAGGTGATATTGATAATGTGCTCAGAGCAACATACGTACTATATGGGTCTTGCACATTAAATACTGAAATCGAGGTGTTTGGTAACGTAATGATTCTATCTGATGTTATTGATGTAGGAGCCTGTATGGCAATACTAGCTTGACCATACCCTGTATTTTCACTCAGTGTTATACTAGCTGCACTGCTATTAGTTCCTTTAAATTGATATGTGCCACTACCTCCCACTTGTAATATAACATCACTACCTGTAGATACCGTAATTATATTATCAGAGAATGTAAAATTCCCTAAACTAGACACAGATATATCACTAACCCCATTATATGTTGCTATTGTCGTGGTGTCTGTTGGATCCTTAACAATAATTGTGTATGACCCATTCCCCCAAATTCCCCCATCTACTAATCCATCTGACCCTAACGTACACGGGTTTTTAAGCTTTGTTGTGCCATAGTACCCATTATATAAGGATTTAGGGGTGAGTGTGCCAGTCACATACGAATACACTTTACCGCCAGCTAAGGGTAAATGTGTTGTTTGATCAAAGAACTGTTGTACCGGAATAAAGAAGTTAGTCTGGATAGTCATTATGCGCTATACTCAGTAATGAATATACTGGAAGCCATAACACCACCAAGTAACCGGCCACCTGTGATACCATTAAATGTTGTAGTCCCAGCAGATGCACAACCAGCTCTAATCCTAAACGTGGTTGCAGAAGTTGTTCCAGCTACCATAGTATGAGTTAACACATAGCAATCTGATGTAGACTGAACTGTTATCCGTGAAGTAGCAGCTAACGCATTACCTACTGCATCTTGAAATAACGCAACCTGCATTACGTTAGCAGCAGCGGAATTCGATAAATTAACAATAGCCTCAATCTTTAAGATGTTAGTAGTTAATTTAGGAGTAATAGCTAATGTCATAAACTCAACCCCTTCACCAATTTGTGGTATAGAATCATCATTAATTGTAACTGTCGTGCCAGTGGCTACTGCTCCTGTTTCCATATAAACATATTGCACTACGAATTGGCTAATAGAACTATCAGGCAGAGTTATAACCCTGTCTGCGGTAAGGGATTCAGGAGCTTTAACTGTTATTTTATTTGTTCCATTTCCTGTATTCTCCGTCAAGACCAACCAAGCTGCTTGTGAAGATGTTCCTTTAAATTGATAGGTTCCTGACCCTCCAGTTTGAAATATAACATCACTGCCTGATGCTGCTGTCATAGTATTAGATGAGAAGGTAAAGTTACCTGTGGATGCAGTAGCACTAGCTCCTACGCCTACGTTATCATACGTAGCAACTGTAATAGCGTCCGTTGAATCTTTAACAACTATTTTATATGAACCATTTCCCCACATACCGCGTAACGCAGCACTGGCATAAGAGCCGTAAGCATCAAGGACAACTGGATTAGCGAGGTTAGTTCCGCCATCTGAGCCAGTATGTAGATATTTAGGCGTAGAGGAGCCTGCTTCATACGAATAAACCTTACCAGCAGCCAGGAATGCGCCTGTGTTAGGATTAAAATAAGTTTGAACTGGTAAGAGCGTATCTGCCATTATATAAGACCTTTAAATTGTTTGTATTCGGTGTACCTACGACCTATGATAGCCTTCGGTTTGTTCCACATCATAAAAGCAGTTGCTGCTGCTTGTTTATCATTTTGATTAAGACGCCTTAAGACTGTGCTTCTATTAAATCCAGATGTCCCTATATTGAAGGAGAAGCTCACTAGAGCGTCAAACTCATCTTGAGATAGGGGAGTAGTAACTACCTTGTTAATATTGTCTACAAAGCGTTTTACGTCGGTTTTAAAGAGGTCTTCTGCTTCCGTCTGTGTTATCGTAGTGAAGTGTTCACCTGGTTTAATAAGATGACCTATCCCAATTGTAGGGAGTCCTACTGCATCTTTGTAGACATGAAGTACACACCTTTCTCGTCCGATTAATAACTTTATACCTTTTTCAGATAAATTCATTTGCATAGTTTGTCTTCCTGTGTTAATATAAAGATAAGGAAATTGTTTAAGGAGTGTGTCATGTTTACATTTATATTATTATTGTTCGCATACTTATTATTCTTTCATACTGAAACAGGCGCTTTAATAACTGTCTTTATATGGAAAGTATTTACTGGCGAATTCACCCAAGACATAAAGGATGCGAAGACGAATACTACCCCCTAATCCCGCCTAGTGTGACAGCTTCCCCTGGGTTACGGTTTGTAACCGACTGAACCCTATTAACCCCAGAGTTTGAAGGAGTCACCGCTAACATACCCCCCATTGAGGCAGCCTTATTTAAACTCATCATTGTCTTACTATTTACAATTGAGCCTACATACCCTAATATTCTAGTTAATAAGGCTTCTTTAATAGGAGTAGACACACTATCAATATTCTTTGAGGCTGCAAGTAAAGATTTAATAACTGGATCAGAAGTCATCTTCCCTAACGCATACATTGCCCCTACCTTAGGAGTTTGTCCAGTTAACCATGTGATGGCACCAGCAATAGGACTGCCTACCGTAGTAGCACTAACAGTGAATAGATTAGTGAGGCCTTGCCCTCGATCGCGGGTGGCAGACTTAACAACATCTACTACCTTTGATAAATTCCCTATTTCATTAGCCATGTGTTTAAAAGAAGGATTCTTAAGTAAGTCTTTATTTAATGCGCTGATATAATCATGAAAATCAATCTGACCACTGATAGGATCAGTTAATGATGACTTCACAGCATTCATGTGAGCACCTGCTAGTTGATTCTTAATATCCCCACCTAACTTATCTAACCCAGCATTAGGCTGACTGTATGATGCTGAATCCTTAACTAACTTACTGACCCACGCATCTTCTGTTAATTTTTCAACAGCTTTAGACCGTGCGACTTCCTTAATAGGCATGTAGGTTTCTTTATAAAAATTAGTAGCATTATTATGTAGTTGTTGAACAGATTGATTACCTGATGTAGTAACAGCCTTATCTACATCCATTTCAATAGCCTGCTTAATTTGTCCTAAGAATCTAGCTTTAGTAGTATCAGTTTTTCCAGCGGTATATGCTGCATCCCCAGCTTTCTTAAGTAAACTATAGGATTGTGATAGTGATATCGGCTCATCACCTCCGTAGGTATTTATTATTTTTAATAAAGCTGTATCGTCTGCATTTGGACGAACACCTAATTCTTTTTGTATGTTCTCAATAGTATCATTAACATTATTCGTAACAACCTCTAATCCACTTTTATCAGCAGCATTATTACGTGCAGTATAATTCGCTTCCTTTACAACCTTAACTTTCTGATAAGAATGCTCAACTGCATCTAATACGTTCTTAGCAGTGACATCAGGATTAGATGGATTAAGTTTAGCTCCTATTCCAGTCGTGACATCATCTACAAATGTCTTTGCTGCATCTTTACCAGAATTAACACCACGCATATACGTAGCAGCAAGACTCATAGCACCTTTAACAGTTCCTTGAATAGCTCCAACAGCACCACCTACGGTACCCCCTATTACTCCACCTATTACAGCATTACCAAGATGTGAGGTTATTGATCCATCATCTGTATACATCAAAGCACCTGCAATAGCTCCTTGTGCTAAACCTTGTGATCCTAATTTAATAATATTAGCTTCCCCTGCTCCAGGGATTAATAAGGTAGGAGCTGTGGCTGCAATACTACCCACTCCTTTACCTAATGCAAATGTCATAGGATTACTATTTTTATATGCCTCTTGTGCTTTCTCAAGAGTAGCCTTCACCTTACCTACGTGGGCAGTCATATCAGTCCCTAATACCTTATCAGCAATACGACTAGCTAATTGAACAGTTCCTAAGGTTACATTCTCTACCCCTTGATTAAACCCTGCTGATGCACTCGTCACAGCTGAACCACCTAAACCCTCTACAGGGGTATCCTCTTGAGGAGATCGTGCAGCTAGAAGGTCTACAGGAGCTCTGGTGGCATTATTACTTTGTGCTAATAAATCTATTGGCATACTAAGCTCCTAACTGTGCTTTTACTTGTTCAATAGTCATATTATTCTTTTGTGCAGTATATGCTAAATCTGCGTCACTATATGAGGTGGCAGGGGTCGACTTCTTATCTGGAAGATAACCAGCTTGCATCTTTGTGGTATTTGATAAAAAGTTGTCTAAGCTTTGCATCTTACTCTTAATTGCGTCGGCGCTGTCCCAATAACTTGGTATAAACATTTTATTATAACGTTGTAACTCTTGATCTGAAATGGCTGCACCAGATTCTAATCGTAATTTACTCATGATTGAACGTTGTAATGTTTGATTAAACTGTCGTCCAGCTGAACCAGGTATACTAGCAGCTGAGGTAACCAACAAACCTCTATTAACATTACCATTAGAATCATATAACATACCTTTAGCAGTGTCTAAATCTCGTTTAGCTTCCCCTAAAGCAGCATTAGCAGCGGCATTCTGGGGACTTTGCTTTTCCGCGGGACCACCTGGTATAGCTTCCAATGGGCTCGCAGGATTAGTTGGATCAGTAAATCTATAACCAGGAGGAATTCTTCCTTTAGCCATGTTCATTGCATTTGCCGCAACTGCTGATTGTGGAAGTAATCCTGAATTTACATCTTGTTGTAATTTACCTTGATCACTTAAAGGTGCGTTAGCATCTCTTATATTTTTAGCTATCGTACTCATTCGTAACATATTTTCAGGATTAGTCGGGTCTTTCTGGAACGCTAACATTGCATCTTTATAGGCTGAATCTTTTTGTGCTAATCCAAATGTCTGACCAAATTGTGACTGCTGTATATCTTGACCACGTGATGTAAGACCTAATTGTGCCCTTTGTAGTGTATTATCGTCTTGATGAGCAAGTAAGGTCATATCTTGTCCTCTAGCAGTAAGACCTAATTGTGCCTTTTGTATTGAATTATCTTCCTGATGAGCTTGTAAAGTCATATCTTGACCACGAGCAGTTAAGCCTAATTGTGTCTTTTGTATTGAATTATCTTCCTGATGAGCAAGGAAGGTCATATCCTGCCCACGTGCTGTAAGACCTAACTTCGCTTGTTCTAGTTCCATTGTTTGACCAAACTGTGCACGCTTATCGTCAATATCTGTTTTCTTTAATGCATACTCCATTGCAAATTCTTTCTGCTTTTCTATAAATGATTGTTGTTCAAACTGCTGCTTTAACAACGTTGCACTGTGTTCAAATTTAAAATTTTGTGCTTGCATATTTAATTCAGCATCTTGTCGATCAAGATTAGCTAAATCTAATGCATTCTTAGCTGCTGCTTGTTGTTTTTGTGCTTCTAATTCCTGTTGCTTCATTACATTTGAAGCAAAGGCAATACCCCCTTGTAATAATCCGCTGCTATCAACTGCCATTATACTGCTGCTCCACCAATCGATTGTGCATTAGCATTGCCACCATACCAGCCTGATTGACTAGCATTAGCATTACCACCAAAGTCATTATTCAACATCATCGCTAAATTTCCAGCGAAGTTACTTCCTCCAGCTCCCCCGCCTGAGCCTCCACCACCACCTGAACCACCCATAGCAGCGATACCACCATACATATTACTATAAATACTAGCAATTGAATCCCCTTCACTCTGATAGACCTTAGCCAGATTGTTTCCTAAGTCTGTGTTCATCCCTGCACCAGCAATACCTTGTTGTGCATATAGACCTGATGACTGATTTGCTTTATTACTATATAGACTAGATGACTGCATGACAAAAGGATTAGTTAATCCTACGGATTCAGCTAAGTTTTTAACATAACTTTGATATGTGCTATCCGCTAATCCAGTTGTATAATCCATAGCTGCTTTTAATGTATTACCACTATTAAGATACCCCTTAGACGCACTGTTGGCATTTATCTGATCTATGCCTTGTTGTTGTGCAAATTGATATCCCGGTGTATTACGTAATTGATTTAAAATACTATCTGAATTGACGGGCTGCCCATTAGTCGATATACCTAATGCAGAGAAATAGGATTGTAAGGCATTCCCATTAGCTGCTACACCTCCGGCTAATACGCCTTGTGCTTGTCCATACCCAGATGTTAAAGCTCCTTGTGCATTTCCATATTGATCATTTAGATAACTAATCCCACGATCAAACCCGGCTTGAAGATTATCTCTAGCAAGTCCTGAACTCGTACTAACTGCATTGATAGCATTATACCCACCTTGTTGCAGGTTATACAGGGTAGAGGCTTGCTGCATCCCATTAACTGTACCGTATGAGGATGCGTCACCGCTTGGAGCTGTAGGCGCTTGGTTGTTATATGCCATGTTTAATTTATCCTATGACCTTGAAAGTATGTGTGTTCTGGGGTTGCTGCAATATTTGTTGCTCCGCCTACGGTATGATACACATAGACTTCTACATAATCTGTTGGACTTAAATCAATATAAGCTGATACTGCTGCTGTAGTTGATGTAGTCGTTGTTGCTAATGTATCTGTTTCTCTGATGACAACTCCATTTTTATAAAGCATTACTTTTAATACCTTACCACCACTGATAGCACCACTTAATAAAACTGCTGCATGAAAGAAATATGTACCTTCCATTTGTATTACATATCTGTTATTAGTTGAATCCCATCCACCTATTGAATCATTATTAATAGTGGTTGACCATGTAACCTTAGTAGCTGAACTATCATTAATACTTTGTGTAGCTGCTTTCTGTACTGAGAACTTAATTCCATTCTTAAGTCTTAAATATACAGAATAAAACCACGCTGCAAATGGTGTATTGGTTCTTATATCCTCTGGCACTAAAGCACTAGGATCAGAAAGGTAATATGCTCTATCTGCCATTAGCTCACCGTAGTTGTTGTTT